CGGACTTCTGCCCAGCAGGCCCATGCCGACATCGTCCGGTGTCGCCTCGGGTGTGTGAGCGACGGTGATACTCTCTCTCGCCACGACGACGCCATGATAAAGAAAAGGAGTTGGATGTGAAAGCAGTTCCAAACGCTTTTGCACTGTTCTTGAATAATTGCACAAAAGGAGTAAAGTACTTACCCATCAGAGCTAGCAAATAAGCACTACAACCTTGGAACATTCGAAGTGCTCCTAAGTCATTCTTCGCTACAGAAACATGCTCATCTTTAAGACTACCAGTAAAAACAGGTCTATTTCTAACACCTTTGCGATAATTCTTCTCCATCTTATCTATCACAATCATGTCTTCCGTGTTGAAACAATACGCACCTGGTTTTCCCAACATTTTGGTTTTCTTCTTTCCCCGCCGTGGGAAACCAAAACTTGTATTCATAGTAAGTCCTTTCTGATCTTGCCAACCATTAATCGCTTCATCTAAAGTTATTGGTAAGGCCATACGCAAATGACCTATATCCAGTAAGTAATCCTCATAAGCTGCATCTAAATGCTCTTTAGGAATTGTGCTCTTCTCCATGCACAACTTCTTTAGATTATACTGCTTAGGACTAGGTCGAGTCTGCTTAAAAGAGCTGAAAATTGGGATAGTTCTATCTGACACCCGGGAATCCATCTCATTAACCACATCGAAGAAAGCTGTTCGCTTAACTCGGCTCTCTTTAAGCTCTTGGCCATGTCCTAACACCGACCCTATAACTTCAAGAGGTTTAGACTCACTCCAATTGAGAAAACTCTTACTAGATAGAGGATACACCTTTGGAAAGGGTGAACCCCAAGTATAACAAGGATCAATCGCTGAAGATAATGTTATTGGAAGTTTTAGCATCTCAGATATCTCCGCCTTTATTAAAGCAAAATCAACAGATTGGTAAAACGTCAAGGTTTCATGCTCCAAACCAGCAAATAGAATAGCTTCAATTGCTATATGTTGCCCGTTCGTCCTGAAAAGTAATGATCCACAAGATCCACCCTTAGAAACAGCTTTAGTTACCAAAATTTGATTTGCTCTTTTTGTAGGTATCGACATAGCATCAGCTTCAACTTTATAAAGAAGTTTATCCTGAT